CGAAGAAGAAACGAAGCTGTCCGGTTTCTCGGCTGCTCCGGTCAAGAACGAAGGTTCGGCTATCGCTTACGACAACGCTCAGGAAGTCTTCACGGCTCGCTACAACCATGAAACGATTGCCCTCGGGTTCTCGCTCACGGAAGAAGCCATCGAAGACAACCTCTACGACTCGCTGTCGTCGCGGTACACCAAGGCTCTGGCTCGTGCCATGGCCTACACGAAGCAGACCAAGGCTGCTGCGGTCCTCAACAACGGCTTCGACACCGATTATCCCGGTGGCGACGGTCAGCCGCTGTTTTCGAGCGCTCACCCGCTGGTCTCTGGTGGCACCAACTCGAACATCCCCAGCACCCCGGCTGACCTGAACGAAACGTCGCTTGAAGCGGCTGTCATTCAGATCGCGGCGTGGACGGATGAACGTGGCCTGCTCATCGCGGCGAAGCCGCGTAAGCTCGTCGTGCCGCCGAGCCTGATGTTCGTTGCGACCCGCCTGCTGGAGACTGAACTCCGCACGGCGACCGCCGACAACGACATCAACGCTCTGAAGTCGAACGGCTCGATCCCGGAAGGTTACACCGTTAACCACTTCCTGACCGACACCGACGCGTGGTTCCTGACCACCGACGTGCCGAACGGCCTCAAGCACTTCGTGCGTACGCCCATGCAGAACAGCATGGACGGTGACTTCGACACCGGCAACGTTCGCTACAAGGCCCGTGAGCGTTACAGCTTCGGCTGGTCCGACCCATTGGGCATGTACGGTTCCGAAGGCGCTGCCTAAGGAAACAGGGGGAGGGGAAGCGGGAAACTGCTTCCCCTCTTTTCTTTTTGGTGTTATCCATACGCAACTAGGGTTTTACTCGCACCGACTGGCCTAGCAGACGTAGCAGAGACGGTGTGAGGTTGTGCTGCTACACGGAGAAAGATCATGGCGAATACCACGTTCAATGGCCCCGTTCGTTCTGAGAACGGCTTCCAGACCATCTCGATCAACCCCAGCACCGGTGCTGTGACCGTCACGGGCACCTTCGGCGCTGCCACCTCGGTGACCTCTGTCGCCGCAACTGGCACGGTTACCGCACGCAGTGCTTCGGCGCTCGTCGCTGGTGGCGCAGCTGCTTTCATCGGCACCAACACTGCCGCTGGCATGGGCGTCTACTTCGGTTCGGGTGCTCCGACCGTGACCGCCGCCAAGGGCTCGCTCTACCTGCGCAGCGACGGCAGCTCGGCCTCGACTCGCATGTACGTGTCGGACGGCGGCACCACTTGGATTGCCGTTACCACCGCGTCGTAATAGCTCGATAGGAGGGCTATATGGCCATGCAAACAGACGTCCTATCAGCCCACACTAACCAGTCTGGGCTACTGGTCCCTACCCGCGCACGCCTTAAAGGGGTTATCGGCACGGGTACGAACGTCGCTGGGACTATTAACCTATGGGACTCCACCGTTGCGCAAACTTCGGCTACCTATGGGCGTTCGGGGAACACCATCACGGTCACTAAGAACGGGCACGGGTTGCTGCCCGGTCAGGCCGTGGGCCTTACCTTTGGGGCTGGCGGTGCGACCAACGGTAACTACGTCATCCAGACAGCGGCTACCAACACCTTCACTGTGACCGACATTAACGCGGGCACGGTGGCTCCGGGTACAGCTTGCAACTACAACACTCGCTGGATGATGTCGGTCGATACCAACGCCAGCGATGACGTTGTTACGCTTCTTATCCCGGGACAGGGCATCTTGGCTCAGAATGGGATTTACGCCCAGATGACCAACCAGACCAGCCTGACCGTTTTCTACGGGTGACCTATGCAGGCGCAAAAAAGCTATGATCTAGCCGGGAAGAGCATCTTCATTGCTCTCCCGGCCTACGACTTCAAGGTGTCCTTGAAGTTGGCCGTGTCGCTCGCCCGCTTCGCGCAGGCTGCCCCGCAGCACGGCATCAGCATCAATATCGGGTCGATCTGCGGCTGCTCGGTGGTTTCCCGGGCGCGCAACCTGCTGGCGCAGGACATGCTGGAGTCCGAGTGCGACTACCTCATGTTCATCGACAGCGACATCAACTTCGAGCCCGATGACATCCTGCGCCTGATGGCGTGGGGTTCCGACCCGAAGAAGGGCATCGTTGCTGGCGTGCCGCGCACGCGCAGCGAGACCAAGACCTATATCGCCAACCTCGACTACGACGACAACGGCGAGCTGACCATGAACGGGATGGGTCTGGTCCGTGCTGAGCGCGTGGCTACCGCCTTCATGCTGGTCCGCCGGGAAGTCTTCGAGCAGATGGTCGAGGCGCACCCGGAGTGGAAGTACTACGACAAGAAGACGGACCGCATGATCCCGTGCCTGTTCGACTTCATGCTCACCGAGGAAGGCTACATCGGTGAGGACTACCTGTTCTGCGACCGCGCTCGTGAACTGGGCTTCGAGGTTTGGGTCGATCCCTCGATCTCGCTCGGCCACATGGGCGTGCAGGAATATATGGGCAACTATGGCAACGACGTCCTCTACCCGATGATCGTGCCGAAGTCGGAGGCAGCGTGATGGGTATCCGTAAAATTCTCGGTTCTATATCTCCTCTAGCCGGTGCGCTTACCGGTAAGGGTGTGTTCGGTAAGGGTCTGGGCGCGGCAAATAGAGTGCTTGGCCCTATGGCTGGTATTGCGCCGCGTATGGCTGAGGCGGCGCAGATTAGGAACGCCCGGCGCGCAGTAATGGAAGCCGAAATGGAGCGGCGCTCAGGTATGCGTGGTCGCCCGACGGTCGAAGACGCCATGCTGATTGCAGAAGCCCCCGCAGGGGCGATGATGCGCAAGGGTGGTAAGGTCAAGGCCAAGGCCAAGAAGATGGCCAAGGGCGGCTCTGTCTCTTCAGCTTCAAAGCGCGCCGACGGCATCGCCCGCAAGGGCAAGACGAAGGGAAGGTTCGTCTGATGGCAAAGACCCCCGCATGGCAGCGCAAAGAGGGTAAGAACCCTAAGGGGGGTCTCAACGCCAAAGGGCGCGCTTCGTACAATAAGGCTAACCCCGGCAAGCCGGGGCTCAAGCGCCCGCAGCCAGAAGGCGGCTCACGCCGGGATAGCTTCTGCGCTCGGATGAAGGGCATGAAGAAGAAGCTCACGTCGAAGAAGACTGCCAATGACCCCAATAGCCGCATCAACAAGTCTCTTCGGGCGTGGAATTGCTGACATGGAGATGATGGTATGGAACGTCATCCTCAGCGGCGTCGTAGCGGTCCTTGGCTTTATGTTTAAGGGCAAGTTCGACGAGTTGGACAGGATCACGATCCTGCTCAACAAGACCCGCGAGGAGATCGCCCGGGACCATGTGACCCGTGCGGAAATGAACCTTACGGTCGATAAGCTGGGTGAGCGGTTCGACAGCGCCTTCAAGCGTCTCGAAGACAAGCTCGACGGTCTGAGGAAGGGTTGATGCCCAGTAAGAGCGCCAAGCAGGCCAGATTCATGCGGGCGGTGGCTAACAGCCCCGAGTTCGCCAAGAAGGTCGGCGTGTCGCAGAAGGTGGGCAAGGAATTCGAGGCGGCTGATAGGCGGTCCGTTTCGCGTGCAGAAGGAGGACAGGTTATGATGAATCGTATGAAGATGCGCGGCTCCGCTGGTCACTCGGCAGACACCGCTAAGGCCCCGACCGGCTACGCCAAGGGTGGCTCGGCTTCGAAGCGCGCCGACGGCATTGCCCACAAGGGCAAGACCAAGGGCAAGATGATTGCCATGGCTAAGGGCGGCAAAGCTATGCCGAAGATGGCCCGTGGCGGCAAGATGAAGGGCTGCAAGTAATGCGGCCCAGCCGTGGCATGGGAGCCATGCGGGCATCGAAGATGCCGGGCAAGAAGATCATCAAGCGGAAGGACAACCCTGACGATGTCGCGGTATATGCGAAGGGCGGCAAGGCCAACTTCATCCAAAAGGCGATCAAAAAGCCCGGCGCACTCCGTGCGCAGCTTGGCACTCCTGAGGGAAAGAAAATCCCAGCTAAAAAACTAGCTGCTGCGGCCAAGAAGCCCGGGAAACTCGGGCAGCGGGCGCGGTTCGCCCAGCTGCTGGGTAGACTGAGGAAGAAGTAGATGAAGTGCCGAGGCATGGGGCGGGCGTTGCCCGCAGGGAAGCGCAAGACGTTGCAGCGTATGGCTAAGGGTGGCTCCGTCAAGGACGAGTGCTACAACAAGGTCAAAGCGCGCTACAAAGTCTTCCCTTCCGCCTATGCCTCCGGTGCTATCGCCAAGTGCCGGAAGGTCGGTGCCAAGAACTGGGGTAGCAAAGGTGGCCGTTCGTAAGACCGAAAAAGGCGCTGCGCTGAAGCGTTGGTTCAAGGAGGACTGGAAGGATGTCCGCACGGGCAAAGCCTGTGGCAGACAGCCCGGGGAGAAGCGCGGCACTCCTTACTGTAGACCGACCAAGCGTGTTTCTGATAAGACCCCGAAGACCGCTTCGGAAATGACTCCGACGGAGAAGAAGACGCGCATCGCGCAGAAGAAGCGGCTCGGGCAACCTGCGGGGGCACCCAAGCGCGTAGAGGCGGCTCGGAGAAAGAAATGACCACCAGCGGCGCTACATCCTTCAACCTCAATCTCAACGAGCTCGTTGAGGAGGCATTTGAGCGTTGCGGCGCTGAGCTCCGCACGGGCTACGACCTGCGCACTGCGCGTCGGAGCCTCAACCTGTTGACCATCGAGTGGGCCAACCGGGGCATCAACCTGTGGACCATCGAGCAGGGCTCGATCCCCATGGTGCAGGGGCAGATTGTCTACGACCTGCCCATCGACACGATTGATCTCCTCGACCACGTCATCCGCACGCAGACCGGTCAGGGTCAGACGGACATCAACATCTCGCGCATCAGCGTCGATACCTACTCGACGATCCCGAACAAGAACGCTCAGGGTCGTCCCATTCAGGTGTGGATCAACCGCCAGTCGGGTGCGACCGAGCCGGTGAGCGGGATAGCCTATCCCCAGATCAACGTCTGGCCTGCCCCGGAGCAGAGCGACTACTACACTTTCGTCTACTGGCGGCTCCGGCGCATCCAAGATGCGGGCAACGGTATCACGACGCAGGACATCCCCTTCCGCTTCCTGCCGTGCATGGTGGCGGGGCTGGCCTACCATCTGTCGAAGAAGATTCCCGGCGCGCTGGAGCGCACCCAGATGCTCAAGATGGAGTATGAGGAGCTCTGGCAGCAGGCAGCAGACGAAGATCGTGAGAAGGCCGCGCTGCGCATCGCGCCGCGTCAGATGTTCTACTAGGGGGCGGTGTGCCGAACCGGTTCGCCTCTGGTAAATATGCAATCAGCCAATGCGACCGCTGTGGGTTTCGCTATAAGCTGAAGCAGCTTCGGCGTCTCGTCATCAAGACGAAGAACGTCAACATCCTCGTGTGCCCGTCTTGCTGGGAACCTGACCAGCCGCAGCTCCAGCTCGGCATGTACCCGGTTGATGACCCGCAGGCGCTGCGCAACCCGCGCCCGGACACGACCTACATTCAGGGTGGCCTCACCGGCCTCCAGATCGACACGGTCGGTGTTCCGACCCAAGACGTCGATGCTTTCGGCACGCCATCGGGCGGTAGCCGCGTAATCCAGTGGGGCTGGAACCCAGTCGGCCTCAACGATCCTTTGGGTTTATCTGGGCTTCCAAATACGCTACTAGGGGCTGGGCAAGTAGGCACAGTGACTGTGCAGACGGAGAACTGAGATGGACGCTAAGACTGCTGTGCACAAGCACGAGAAGAAGATGCACCCCGGCAAGCCGCTGACCAAGCTGGCCAAGGGCGGCAAGACCAACGCTCAGATGAAGGCGATGGGCCGCAATCTGGCGAAAATCGCCAACCAGAAGAAGTCGGTGCGTAGCGTATCGAAGAAGGGCATTTAAGATGCACAGCAAGATGCCGCAGGTCTACACGCAGGCTGACCTTGGTAACAACGGCTATCCGAACAAGGTGGCCAACACTCAGACGCAGAAGACCCGTGGGACCGGCGCAGCCACCCGTGGGACCGGGCACAGCAAGAAGATGGGCTGATGAACTACGCTGAGCTGTTCGAGACGATCAAGGGGTACGTCGAAAACGACTTCCCCAACACCTCATGGACCGGTTCTGACGGCTCCAGCTCGGTGACGTTGACGTCCACCGAACAGATCAACACGTTCATCCAACAGGCCGAGCAGCGCGTCTTCAACATGGTCCAGCTTCTGGACCTGCGCAAGAACGTGACCGGCAACGTCACCGCTGGGAACAAGTACCTCTCGGTGCCCTCGGACTGGCTCGCCAACTTCTCGCTGGCTGTGGTCGATGGGGACGGCAACTACGAGTATCTGCTCAACAAGGATGTGAACTTCATCCGGCAGGCGTACCCCAACCCCAACGATCAGGGGCTTCCGTACTGCTACGCCTACTTCGATGAAAATTCCTACATCCTTGGGCCGACGCCGGACGACGACTACGTGGTCGAGCTGCACTACTTCTACTACCCGCCCTCCATCGTGGAGGCGGGGACGTCGTGGCTGGGTGACAACTTCGACAGCGTGCTGCTCTACGGCTCTCTCCTCGAAGCCTATACCTTCATGAAGGGCGAGCAGGACGTCATCACCGGGTACCAGAAGCGGTACGACGAGGCGATGGCCATGCTGAAGCAGCTGGGCGAAGGCAAGAACCGTCAGGATATGTATCGTAGCGGCCAAGTCCGCTACCCAGTGAGGTAACCAATGTTCAACGGACTTAGCGACGTCGGCAGCGTGATGGTCATGGCGACCGATGGGCGTGGGTTCACGCCTGAGGAGATCGCTGAGCGCGCCCTCGACAAAATCATCTACGTCGGTAGCAGCACCCATCCGGCTATCCGCGATCAAGCCGAAGCCTTCAAGGACAACATCCGTCAGGTGCTCGTCCACTACATGCACGAGGCTGTGCGGTCGCACAACGTGACTCTGGTGAACAAATTCAAGCAGGCGGGGCACCCAGAGTTGATCCCGATCCTCGACGCATAAGGAGGCCAAAATGCCGATTACACAAGCCATGTGCACCAGCTTCAAGGCCGAGCTTATGCTCGCCGTGCACGACTTCCGCGCCACTGGTGGCGACACGTTCAAGCTCGCGCTGTACACCTCGTCGGCTGACCTTGATGCCAACACCACGGCGTATACCACGTCGAACGAAGTCTCGTCCTCGGGCACCAACTACACCGCTGGTGGCGGCACGCTGACGCGCCTTGGGGTCGTCACGTCGAACAACAACGCTTCGACCGGCACCGGCTTCACCGACTTCTCGGACCTGACCTTCGCCAACGCGACGATCACGGCTCGTGGCGCGCTGATCTACAACAACACGCCGTCGGCTAACTCGAACGCCAACACCACGCTGACCAATGCGGCTGTGGCGGTGCTGGACTTCGGGTCGGACAAGACCTCGACCAACGGTGACTTCACCATCATCTTCCCGACGGCAACCAACACCACCGCCATCATCAGGATTGCGTAATGCCCCTTGTTCTCGCTGATCGTGTCCGCGACACCACCACTACGACTGGTACTGGCACGGTTACGCTCAGCGGGACCGCACCGACCGGGTACCAGAACTTCTCGGTAATCGGGAACGGCAACACGACCTACTACACGATCAATGCTGGCTCCCAGTGGGAAGTCGGCATTGGTACCTATTCGTCCACTGGTCCGACGCTCGCCCGCACCACGGTGCTGGAGTCGAGTAACGCTAACGCGCTGGTGGACTTTGCCGCTGGCACCAAGGACGTCTTCGTCACCTACCCTGCGGACAAGTCGGTCAACTACGACGAGAGCAACAACGTCGGGATCGGCACCACAAGCCCCAGTGATAAACTCGAAGTAAGGGGGGCTGCCGCTGGCGGCGCTATTACGACGCGCATCACCAACACGGATGCCACCGGGTTTGGGAGCCTGTCGTTCTTTGACAACACGGGGGCGCGAGCGCAGATTTGGGCGGGCGGTGCGTCCTACGCCAGCTTCGGCGGCGCGGGTTCCTTGAACTACTCCGCAAACAGCGGCCCCCACGTCTGGTACACCAACTACACCGAACGCATGCGCATCACCGCTGCGGGCGACGTCGGAGTCGGGACGGCTTCGCCCTTAGGGAAGCTGCAAGTAGAAGCATCGAACTCAAGGGTGATTGTCGGCCTCAGCGGTTCCGACAACTACTACGATGCAGATTTCCACATCTTTCGAGGAGCTCTGTCGGCAGCGGCTCCCGAGCGCATGCGCATTAACAGCAGCGGCAATGTTGGGATTGGGACCAGTGCGCCGCAGGCAAGGCTGGATGTCAACTCGGGCGCATCTGCCGCCACTGCCGTGCTTAACTCCACGAGTGATACCTACCTCCAGCTGCAAAATAGTGGTACGAATGGCCTCTACTTGCAGTCCGCAGCGAGCGCGGCATACCTCATCAACCAGCTGAACACACCACTCCTGTTCGGCACTAACAACACCGAACGCATGCGCCTTAGCGGTAGCGGCAACCTCGGGGTTGGGACGACCGCCACAAATGTAAAATTTACAGTCGGCGGCGCTGCTGGGGACCCAACGCTTAACGCTGCTTCAGGGATTGCTGAGTTCCGCCTCGACGTCACCACGATGCTTGCCATCGGTGGGTATTCGTCTGGTAGCTTTGCGCTGTGGTTGCAGGGTAAACAGGACAACGCCGGGTACACGTCTACACCGTGGCCGATCAGCCTAAATCCTGCGGGCGGCAACGTCGGGGTCGGTACGGCTTCGCCACCCAGCCAGTTGAGTGTGTCCTTTAACCCGCCCGTCTCTATACCCGCATTGGGTAGCGGTGTTGGCGGCGTCAGCATCGGCCCTGCAACTGCTTACGGGATGCTCGTCGGCACAATCTCGGACGGCAATGGCTACATCCAACAGCAGAGGTTCGACGGGAGCACCGCCGTTTACAATCTGCTTTTGCAGCCTAGCGGCGGCAACGTCGGGATCGGGACGAATAACCCGTTGGGGCGCTTGGCTGTTGCTTCGGCTACCGGCAACGTGGGCTTCAACACCGGCACGAGCTCCTCGCCGGAGCGCGGCAATCTCTGGTACGACACGGACGGCACTGGCTGGAAGTTCAACATCGGTAAGCGCCAGTCGGGGACGTTCACGTCGCAGGTTACCATCCAAGACAACGGCAACGTCGGGATCGGGACGACCTCGCCGGATTCTGCGCTTACGATTGCGCGGGGAGCTGGGGCTGGTGCTGAAATCAGCATCCGTGCGAACGGAAACGCCCAAGCCGCAGAATTTGTTTTGTCCCAAGATTCTGGAAGCGCGACGTACCTCTACAACCGCGCTAACCAGTTTATGTCTTTCGGCACCAACAACACCGAGCGGATGCGCATCACCAGTGCGGGCGATGTCGGGATCGGTACGACCACGCCGGATATATTTGGCCGCTTCTACACCCGGTCGGTTGGGATTAACTCTTCCGGCACAACCATGTTGCAGATTAACGGTACGACCTACGGCGGGGTTGACCTTGGGTTTAATGGGACTCGCACTGCAAATATCCTTGCGGAAACGGCAGGTTTTTATCTCCAGACCGTTACCGCTTCACCCATGGTTTTTGTCACCAATACCGCCGAACGCATGCGCATCACCAGCGCAGGCAACGTTGGGATTGGGACGGCTTCGCCTACCCGCCTGCTCTCGGTGGCCGGTACGGCAAACGGATACATGGACTTCAGCGCCAGTTCCTTCCGTCGCTATACGATAGGGTCGGAAAGTCTGGGGTTTGTCCTATTCGATGACACGGCAGCAACCTACCGGATGGTTGTTAACGCCAGCGGCAACGTCGGGATCGGGACAAGCGCGCCAAACGCCAACCTTCAGATTTCCTCCGCAAACACCACTGTGCTGCGGCTGACGACGACGGGAGCGGCGACACAATCTAGCCTTGCGTTTGCCACAGTCGGGGGCACCGGCACGGTCGATATGGACCAAGCTGGAAACTTGGTTGCGCGCACTCTACAGGGCAGTCTGTTCTTCGACAACTTTGGGGCTGGCGGGTCGATTAACTTCCGCACTGGCGGCGCGAACACCCGCTTCTCCATATCGAACACGGGCAGCATCACCTCTTCTGACCTCGCAGACGCGGTCGGCTACAAAGGTCTACCCGCCAACGTTCAAGGCTCCGGCTACACGCTGGTGCTGGCCGACCAAGGCAAGATGGTCACAATTACGGGTGGCGTGACGATCCCGGCTAACGGCTCTGTTGCTTTCCCCATCGGCACGACGGTGGTCATCTACAACAACAGCGGTTCGAACCAGACGATCAGCATCACCACCGACACGCTCCGACTGGCTGGCACCGCTACAACGGGCGCTCGCACGCTCGCCCAGCGCGGGTTTGCTACCTGCATCAAGGTGGCCGCTACTGAATGGGTGGCGACCGGGAACGTCACATGACCGGTGTCCTCGCGGCGCTCGCTGGGATGGGCGGTAAAGCCCCATACTCGGCCAGTTACCTTATCGTCGCTGGTGGCGGCGCGGGTGGTTCTGCCAGCACTAACACTGGCACGGGTGGCGGCGGCGCGGGGGGTCTTCTCAGCGGCTCCTCGACCCTTACCCCCGGCACTACATACTCCATAACCGTTGGCGGAGGCGGCGCGGCCCCGGGATCAGTAGATACCGGTGGTATTGGTAGTGACTCTGTAGCACTTGGGTTGACAGCCGCAGGTGGGGGCGGTGGCGGCTCTGCTGTTGGAAACGGGGTTGAGATCATATCCCCGACAAGCGGCGGTTCCGGCGGGGCCGGTTCGGGTACGTTTATTTCGCCCGGTTCTACTCCCGGCGCATCTGGCACATCTGGTCAAGGTAACGCGGGTGGCGCAGGACAAAACTCGACTACCGATGCAAACGCTCAACGGGGCGGTGGCGGTGGCGGTGCAGGGGCAGTCGGAGCCTCTGGTGCAACTGGCAATGGCGGGGCGGGCTCCGCAAGCTCTATAACGGGTACGTCAGTGACGTACGCTGGCGGCGGTGGGGGTGGTAAGCGCACTTCGGGCACCGCTGGTACGGGCGGCGCTGGCGGTGGTGGTAATGGCGGGGCCAGTGCTAACGGCTCGGCTGGTTCTGCTAATACCGGGGGCGGCGGAGGCGGCGCTGGAGGCAATGGCACGCTTAGGACTGGTGGTAATGGCGGCTCTGGCGTCGTGATCCTTTCTGTTCCAACCGCCAGCTACTCCGGCACTACCACTGGCTCCCCAACGGTAACGACCAGCGGGTCCAACACCATCATGCAGTTCAACTCATCCGGGAGTTACACCGCATGAGCCACTTCGCCAAAGTCATCGACGGCATCGTCACCGAGGTGCTGGTCATTGAGCAGGACGTTATCGACACCGGTCTCTTTGGCGACTCCACGCTGTGGGTGCAGACCTCGTACAACACGCACGGTGGCCAGCATCCCGAAGGACGCCCGCTGCGTAAGAACTTCGCCGGGATTGGCTATACCTATGACCCGGTGCGCGATGCTTTCATCCCGCCGCAGCCCTACCCGTCTTGGGTGCTCGACGAAGATACGTGCCTTTGGGGCGCACCTGTGGCATACCCGCAGGATGGGAAGCCCTATTATTGGGACGAAGAAACCGTAACGTGGGTCGAAGCCCCCGCGCCGCAAGAAGGAACCAACCCATGACCGTTACCAACACTTGGGCCGTCATCCAGATGGATTGCTACCCGGAGTACGACAACGAGACCGACGTGGTCTTCAATGTTCACTGGACCCTGACCGGGACAGACGGGACGTACAGCGGCTACGTCTATGGCGCGCAGACGCTCACTCTCGACGCCAGCGCACCCTTCACTCCCTATGCTGATCTCACGCAGGAGCAGGTGCTCGGCTGGGTCTTCGCCTCGATGGGTCCTGAGCAGGTTGCGGCCTACGAAGCCAGCGTCGCCCAGCAAATCCAAGATCAGATCGACCCACCGGTTGTGACGCCCCCGCTGCCATGGGCTGCTGCCGATGCCTAGAGGGGTTCTTGCGCTTGTTGTCGCTGCTGTGCTGCTGGCGGGATGCAAAGACCGTTACCGCTACGAGTGCCAAGACCCCGATAACTGGGAAGTGCCGGAATGCCAGAAGCCCAAGTGCATAGCATCCGGGTACTGCACAGAGTACCTCATCACGACCAGTGAGCCTGCCGATGAAGCCAGCAAATGAATGGACACCCGAGGAGTTGCTAAGGTTTATCGTAGGCGTCGTTCTCTCGGTGACGCTTATGTTTATCGTGGCAACGGTTCTGTACTCGTTGATCTTCGTGTCGCAGCCGATGGATGGGCAAGCGCCCAACGACGCGGAGTTCTTCAAGTTGATTAATCCGATTGCAACGTTCATCGTCGGCGCGCTGGCCGGACTAATGGCGGGACAGGGTAGTAGCGGCGTGAGGCCGAAAAAGCCGCCGCACGAGGAAGAAGGGAAAGAACAGTGAGTTTCTGGGATCGGTTCGAAAGCAAGCGAGAGGGTGTCAATGACACCATCGAGTTCGTGATCCGCGTGGCTATCGTCACGCTGTCCGCTGTGGTCCTCGTTGTGGTGGCGGCGCTCGTCATCGGCCTCTTTGTGCCCAACAGCGTTGTGGACAGCGCGGCTATCCTCAACATGGTTGACCCGGCCTTCCAGACCATCATCGGTGCCTTTGTCGGCCTGCTGGGGGGTCTGAGCCTCAACGCCAATGCGCGGGACAAGGAAGCTCCGGTCGAGCCCGAGCCTGAGCCTGAGGCCGAGCCTGAAGTCGAGCCTGAAGCGCCAAAGACCTATAACGACCCGAACGGCACCGTCTTTGTTGATACCCCCGAGGACGACGACGACGATGACGACATGGAGCCGTGGGAGAAGTACCGCAACGATCTGCGGTACGACGCGAACAACGACGGCGTGGTCGATGAAAACGATTTTCCTGACTGGAGGAACCCGAACCAATGAGCCTCGTAAGACTACAGCAGAAGATCGGCGTACCGGCTGATGGGGCTTTCGGCCCCAACACGCTCAAAGCCGCCTGCGCGCACTTCAAGCTGAACCGCAACCGGGGTGCCCACTTCTTCGCCCAGTGTGCCCACGAGAGTGGGGGGTGGCGGGCCACCAGCGAGAACCTCAACTACAGCGCCAAAGGGCTGCGAAACATCTTCCGCAAGTACTTCCCGACCGATGCGCTGGCTGCGCAGTATGCCCGCAAGCCGCAGGCTATCGCCAACCGTGTCTATGCCAACCGCATGGGCAACGGTCCTGAGAGCAGCGGCGACGGGTGGAAGTTCCGTGGGCGTGGTTTCCTCCAGCTCACGGGCCACGACAACTACAAGGCGCTGTCGGAGTACATCAACCGCCCCGACCTCATGGACAACCCGGACCTTGTGGCTGACGATCTGGCTATCGAAAGCGCCCTATGGTTCTTCGACCGCAACAAGCTCTGGTCAATCTGCGATCAGGGCATCACAGACAGTGCGATCCTCGCGCTGACTAAGCGGATCAACGGGGGCACTCATGGCCTCGAAGACCGCAAACAGAAGACCAAGAAGTACGCTTCTTGGCTCTAAGGAGGACCTTATGGACCCGAAGAAAATGATTGGCCGCATCGGCAAATACGCCCTGCTCAAGCAGGCTGCCGACAAGATTGCCCCTATGGACGGCGATAAGCCGAAGCTCGGCTGGAAGGCCAAGGTCGCTGGTATCTTTGCTGCCATCGCCGTTGCCGCAGGTGCAATGTCGCAGTTCCTCGGCGGCTAATGATCTGGTAGGTTAACCACACGCAACCCGAAGCGAAAGGAGGGGGTTCGACATGTTTGGCTTCTCTCCCTTCGCTTCGACTGCGTTTACCGACATCCTTGAGACCAACGACGTTGCGACCACCGTAACGGGCGTCTCCGGCGAAGCCATCAACGATGGCGTAGGCGTCTCTGCTGGCGGCAGCATCTCGATCCCTGTTTTCGAGGACATAGGCACGGGTGCCATCGGCACCGTCACCATCACTGCTACGAACAACTTTACCCTTACCGGGGTCGAGGCCACTGGCGCAGTTGGCACGGTCGAAGTCCGGTCCGACAATAATATCACCGTTACTGGGCTTGAAGCCACTGCTTCGCTAGGCACCGCTGAGGCCAGTGCTGGCGCTACCACCACCGTAGATGGCGTGGAGGCCCAAGGTGCGCTCGGTACGGTGGATACCTCATCCGGCGCGGGCGTCGTCGTCACTGGCGTTTCAGGGGTCTCTGCCCTTGGTGATGTCGTCATCATCATTTCCGAAGAGGTGCCGGTTACCGGGGTAGAAGCTACCGGTGCGGTCACTACGCCTACCGTCGTAATCAGTTCCAATGTGACTTTGGTTGGTGTACAAGCCGTCGGAAGAATTACCACGCCACTCGTCTGGGGGGTCATCAACGACAACCAGACTCCGAACTGGCAACCGGTGGACGACGCGCAGACAGGCAACTGGACGCAGGTAAACGACGGCAACACCGTCATCTGGGTACAGATACCGACGTAAGGACTTGAGATGGCGAGCACCTATAGCAACCTGAAAATCCAGCTCATGGCGACCGGTGAGAACGCCACGACATGGGGCAACGTCACCAACACCAACCTCGGCACGGCTCTCGAAGAGGCAATTGTCGGCTCGGCGGATGTCAGCTTTTCCAGCGGCAACGTCACGCTGACCCTGACCGACACCAACACCACGCAGACTGCGCGCAACATGCGCTTGCGCTGCATCGGTACGACCGGTGGCTCGACCCGCAACCTCGTGGTCCCCAGCATCGAGAAGCCGTACATCGTCATCAACGAATGCGCGGACTCGATCCTCGTCAAGACCGCTGCTGGTAACGGCGTCACCGTTCCTGCGGGCAAGACCATGTGGGTTTACTCCAACGGCACCGATGTGGTGGACGTCACCACCCATCTGACGTCGCTGACGCTCGCCACGGCGCTCCCGATCCTTTCTGGCGGCACAGGCTCCAACACTGCCTCGGGTGCGCGGACCAACCTCGGGCTGGGCACGATGTCCACCCAGAACGCAAACACTGTCGCCATCACTGGCGGCTCGATCACCGGCATCACCGACCTTGCCATTGCCGATGGCGGCACGGGGGCTTCGACGGCTGCGGATGCACGCACCAACCTTGGCCTTGGCTCGCTCGCTGTCCTCTCCAGCATCAACAACTCGAACTGGTCGGGTACCGCTCTGGCGGTCGCCAACGGCGGAACGGGGGCTACGGACGCTGCGACTGCGCGGGCAAATCTCGGAGCAGGCACCGGGAATGGTTCGGTTACGTCAGTAGGTGGTACCGGGACGGTTAACGGTATTACGCTCACAGGTACCGTGACGTCCTCCGGCTCTCTGACCCTTGGCGGTACGCTCTCGGGCGTCAGCCTCGCTACGCAAGTCATCGACACACTCCCGATTGGTAACGGGGGCACGGGTGCAACAACTGCGGGCGGTGCCCGCACGGCTCTTGGTGCTACCACCTTGGGCGGCAACATCTTCACGATCACCAACCCCAGTGCGATCACCTTCCCGCGCTTCAACGCGGACAACACGGTCAGCGCACTGAGCGCAGCGGACTTCCGCACCGCCATCGGGGTGGGTACTGGTACCGGCACGGTTATCTCGGTGTCGGGCACTGGCTCGGTCAACGGCATTACCCTCACGGGCACTGTGACCTCTTCGGGTTCGCTTACCCTCGGTGGCACTCTCTCGGGCGTCAGCCTGACCACGCAGGTTACGGGCACGCTTCCCATCCTCAACGGTGGCACTGGGGCTACGACGGCTGCGAATGCGCGCACGGCTCTGGATGTGCCCTCTACCAACGGCTCTGGCGCAACGGGCACGTGGGGTATCAACATCAGCGGCAACGCCGCTACGGCCACGTCGGCAACTACGGCTACGTCAGCAACGTCTGCTACTTCTGCGACGACGGCTACTACGGCGACCACTGCGAACGCGCTGAACACCAGCAACAACTACCAAGTGAACAGCCTTGGCGTTGGCACTGCTGCCTCCGGCACTGCTGGTGAAATCCGGGCGACCAACAACGTCACGGCCTATTTCTCGTCGGATGCGCGCCTGAAGGAAAACGTCGCCCCCATCAAGGGCGCACTGGATATGGTCTGCACCATCGGTGGCAAGACCTTCGACTGGACCGATGCCTACATCGCAGCCCATGGCGGTGCGGATGGCTACTTCATCCGCAAGCAGGACTTTGGCGTCATCGCTCAGGATGTGCAGGGTGCATTCCCGCTGGCCGTGCGCGAGCGCGAGGACGGCACATTGGCGGTGGACTACGAGAAGCTCTGCGCTGTGGCTTTCGAGGCTATCAAGGAGCTGCGTGCCGAGGTTGCTGATCTGCGTGCCCAAGTTGTAGGGGTGAAGTAATGCCGCTGCCGACCTCCGGCCCTCTTTCACTCGCAGACATCCAGACCGAGTTTGGCGGTACGAACCCCATCTCGATCAACGAGTATTATGCGGGTGGCGGGCTGGTTCCTCCGGGCACGAGCGGTACGAATGGTCCTGTCCCTTCTTCGGGGCAGATCAGCATTGCCAGCTTCTACGGCACCAGCAATGTCGTCATCTCGATCTCCAACCAGAACATCGTTGATGCGACGGGCGGTGCGCGCAGTGCAACCGCAGGCTACCGCCTGACTTCTGGTGGCCAAGTCCAGTCGCTGGTCAACACCACCTTCACCAACCTTGAGCAGTGGTGCACGCCGACCTCTGAAGCGGGCAACTACGAAGCGCGGGTGACTGTGAATGTTGGTTCGCTGAGCTCGGGCACCACCGGCACGTGGGTGGCCCTATCGACCACTCAGACATGGACGCGTACTGCGGCTATTAATGATAGTCAGCTTTGCGAGTTTCTCGTCGAAATCCGGCGCACCGGCACCACCACTGTGCTCGACAGCGCAACCATCGAACTCCTAGCGGATGCACAGCTATAATGGCCTTCATCAAGCTCCAGTTCAAACCGGGCGTCAACCGCGACCAGACCGACTACTCCAACGAGGGCGGCTGGTACGAGTGCGACAAGATCAGGTTCCGCTCCGGCTACCCGGAGAAGCTGGGCGGCTGGGTCAAGGCAACCCCCAACACGTTCGTCGGCGTGTGCCGTCAGATGTGGAACTGGATCACCACTTTCTCGGACAATCTCCTCGCCATCGGGACCAACGAGAAAGCCTATATCGAGGTCGGGGGCTTCTACTACGACATTACCCCGCTGCGCTCGTCGAACCCGACTATGAGCACGCCAGCGACGGACAACTGCGTCAACACGACCAACGGCAGCACCACGATCACCATCAACCTTGCCAGCGCGCACGGTGCGGTGACTGGCTCCTACGTTCAGATCAGCGGTGTGGCCGGGCCTACCATCGGGGGCATCCCGGTCAGCCAGATCAACGGCAACCACCAGATCACGGTCATCGACACCGACTCTTTCTCGTTCGTGGTGGACACCCCAGCGACCTCAACCGTCAGCAACGCGGGCGGCACAGCCATCATCATTGGCTATGAGATCGAACCCGGCAACGCCATCACCGTAGCGGGTCTTGGTTGGGGTGCTGGTACGTGGGGTCGCAGCAGCTGGGGTCTCGGTGCAACCGGCTCGCCCATCTTCCTCCCGCAGCGCGACTGGTGGTTCGACAACTTCGACAACGACCTCGTGATGAACATCCGCAACGGCGAGGGCTACTGGTGGGTGCGCGGCACTGCGGCTGACCCGGCTACGGCTTTGAACACCAAGGCTATCCGTCTTGTGGATTATGCCGACGATGAAGGTTACGACCCCAACGCGGTACCCATCGAGATTATGCAGCTGCTGGTATCGCAGCAGGACAAGCACCTCATCGCCTTCGGCGCGGTACCCTTCGGGTCAACCAGCACAGCGGACTTCGACCCGCTGCTCATCCGCTGGGCCGACCAAGATACTCCGGGCGACTGGACCCCAACCCAGACCAACACTGCTGGCGACCTCCGGGTGTCTCGCGGCTCCAAGATCGTGCGCGCCCTGCCGACCCGGCAGGAAATCCTCGTGTGGACCGACACCAACCTCTACACGCTCCAGTTCCTCGGTACGACCGACGTGTTCGGGCTTCAGGAGTATGCGGAGAATATCTCGGTCGCTTCGCCGCGTGCCATGGCCACAGCGGCCAACATCACCTACTGGATGGGGCAGGACAAGTTCTATGCCTACACCGGTCGCGTGGAGACGCTGCCGTGCACCCTGCGCAACCACGTCTTCAACAACATCAACCTGAACCAGTCGGACCAGATCGTCTGCGGCACCAACGAGCAGTGGAACGAAATCTGGTGGTTTTACCCAACTGCCGACAGCGACTACAACAACGCCTACGTGGTGTATAACCACCTTGAGCGCATCTGGTACTATGGCACCATCGACCGGACGGCGTGGCTTGACACCCCGCTGCGGCAGAATCCGCAGGCGGCTAATACTCCTATTACGCTAGTCGGTGACACCGTCACGACCGGGAGCGGGTTCCTCTACAACCACGAGAACGGCCTCAACGACGACGATCTCCCGATGGACAGCTATATCCAGTCGTCGGACTTCGACCTCGACGACGGCGACAACTTCATGCTTACCCGGCGTATACTGCCCGACATCAACTTCGCTGGATCGACCGCTACGGCCCCGGAGGTCACTCTACAGGTGCGCCCGCGCAACTTCCCCGGCAGTGCGTTCAGTGCTGACCCGGCTGACACGCAGCGGGTTATCGAGACTCCAGTGGGGGCCTACACCGATCAGGTCTTCCTGCGCGCCCGGGCACGCCAGATGGCGCTCAAAATCCGGTCGGAAAACCTCAACGTCCAATGGCAGCTTGGTGCCCCGCGTCTTGATGTGCGCCCCGACGGGAGGCGCTGATGGCTCTCGACAAGTTCCGCGCTGCCCCGCTACCCAACCCACCGACCCAGTACGACCCGCAATATGTCCGGCAGCTCATCCGGGTGCTGGAGAACTACTTCTCGCAGCTTGACTCTCGCACGCCCAACAACGCGGAGCAGTACACTGCGGACCGCTTCATTGGGGGCAGCTTCAGCGGCACGTCGGTAAACGCAACCAGCGTCACCACAACCACACTCGACGCGGTGGCAGCGGACATTGATACGCAGGTCTCCGACCGCATCTTTGCCGACTACCTCAACACCTATGCGCACCGGAACGGGGCGCAGATTTCCAACCAGATCATGGCCAATATGGTCTACGCCGACTTCCTTCACGGGGACGGGCGGTTCGTATCCGTGCCCTATAATCAGCTGACGAGCGACCAAGACCAGACTGCTGCTAGCGTTGCGGTTGCCTACGCACTCACTCTCAACACTGATGAGTTTCCTAACGGCATCTCCATCGTCAGCAACTCGCGCATCACCTTTGCGCAGCAGGGCATCTACAACGTGTCCTACAGCATCCAGTTCAAGAATACGACCAACGACCAGCAGGACATCGACATCTGGCTGCGGTACAATGGGACCGACATCGCCAACTCCAACAGCCGGTTTACCATCCCTGCGCGTAAATCTGCGGGTGACCCGTCGCACCTTATTGCTGTGACACCCATCGTGGTCGATATCCCTGCGGACAATGGTTACATTGAAATTATGTGGCGCGTCGAGAACACAGGCGTGTCCATTGAGCACTTCCCAGCCGTTGCTGCCAGCCCCGGTGTAACCCCTGCGATCCCGGCTACGCCGTCGGCAATTATCGGGATCACCCACGTTTCCGCACAATTCCCACCAGTAACCCGAGTCGCACCACTTCCGGTCTTTGGTTTTGGTGAAATTGGTACTATAAGCGTAGTCACAAGGTAGGAATCCCCGATGAACGTAGAGGCAACTCCGTCCCCCTTTGAGGCTATGGGTGCGACCCAAGCCCCCGGTGGCAACGCTCCTGTGCTTGGTACTCCGGTGCCCGGTACGACTGGTGGCCTCCCGGCACAGGGGGGCCTTTCCGTTCTTGCCAACCCGATGGCGGAGCAGCTCCGCAGCATGGGGCGCGGCGAAGACACCATGCTCGTCCACATGACCCCAAACGAGGTCAACAGCCTTCAGGGGCTGGCTATGGCAGCGGGCGGCTCGCTCACCATCAACCCGGACACGGGTCTCCCCGAAGCAGGCTTCCTGAAGAAGCTACTCCCGACACTGCTAGGTGCAGCCCTGACGGCGACTGGCATCGGTGCTCCTCTGGCTGCTGGCCTCGTCGCTGCGGGTTCCACTGCCGTCACCGGTAACCTACGAAAAGGTCTCATGGCCGGTCTCGGTGCCTTTGGCGGCGCTTCGCTTGCGGGCGCTGCGGGTCTGGGTGGCGCGCTCTCCAAGAACGCGTTTGGGGCGCTGAGCAGCAAGCCGGGTATTCTCGGTGCCAACATGGGTGCCGGGGCTGCGGCTGCCGCCCCCACTGCTGCGCTGCCCGCCAATCTCGCTCCCCTTCCGGGTGCCCCGACTTCTGCCTTTGCGCCGCCTCCGCTTATTGCTGCTCCTCCACCCGCACTGCCAGCTAATCTCGCGCCCCTTCCGGGTGCTTCGGCTACTGCCGCTGCCCCTGCGGCTACTACCGCTACTCAAGGTGGTTTCTTTAGTAGGTTCGGTCAGGCTGCGCGGGCCGGTCTCCCCAAGGGGATGCTCTCTAGGCACGCGCCCACGGTGGCGGGCCTTGGCGTCCTGAACGCACTAAGCGAAGCTACTACTCCGTCAGGTATGGGCACCGGTGATCAAGGGGCAATCGACAACTCCTACGCCGGTCCGTACACTTATGAGGCTCGCCCGGCGTCTTACCGGAGCGTGTCGCCCATCGTGTCGCGGGACTCCTCGGCGCACCTGTATTTCCCGAATTCGCAGCCGGGGGTTCTTAACGTGCGCGGCGAACTTGTGCAGCCGGGCTCCAGCACCCCACGCGGTACGCCCATCGTCCAGAACGTGCTCAACCCTCGCGCTCGTCGCGGGCAGCCAATGTATATCCAGCGTGTTGTCCCCTACATGGGCCTCCCGCAGGAGGAAGAAGAGCAGGCCACGGGGATGCCGTATATGGGTCTCGACCCCACTATGCAGCCGGGCTACGCTGAGGGCGGTGAGGTCCACCTCGCGGATGGGGCCTTTGTCGTCGATGCGCGCACCGTCTCCGAGCTGGGCAACGGCAGCAGCAACGCTGGGCATGAAATTCTAAGTCGTCTCGGGGGGCGTCCAGTCCGGGGTCCGGGTGATGGGGTGAGCGACTCTGTCCCCGCTCGGATTGGGCGTGACCAGCCCGCTCGTGTGGCCCGCGATGAAGTGGTCTTCTCTCCCGAAGCTGTCCGGCGCGTAGGGCGCGGCAACGAGAAGCGCGGGGCCGAAAGGCTCTACTCCCTCATGGAGCGGGCGCACAAAGCGCGCCGGAAGTCGGCCCGTGGTAAGAACACCAACGTGCGCCGGGGTCTGGCCTAATGGAAGTCAGCCTCGTCCCTCCAAATATGATTGACGGTCTGTGGCCGCAGCTGTTCCCGTATCTGTCCAAGGCAGCCGAGTACACCTTCGGGCGCTACGAACCCGAGGACATCTTAGAGGCAGCCCTTAACGGCGATGCCCACCTGTGGGTGGTTCTGGAAGAAAGCGGAGCGATTAGCGGTATTACGGTCACGCGCTTCTGGGAGTACCCACGCAAGCGGTGCCTCGACATGGTGTTCCTCGCTGGGGATGACGGGTTTGCGTGGAGGGAGCTTATGCTCACCACGCTGCGCAGGTGGGCGCGTGACTCGGGTTGTGATGCGCTTGAAGGTTCCGGTCGTCCGGGCCTTGCGCGTGCTTTTCGTGATGACGGCTACCAGCTATTGTGGCAGGTGTTTGAAATTCCCGTAGGCGAAGCGGGCGACGGAGATCAAAATGGCTAAAGGCGGCGGCGGCGGCGGCAACAGAGTCGAACGGTCTGAGGTTAGCCAGTCTAACATCCCGGAATACGCACGTCCGTATTTCGAAGGGATGATGCAGCGGGCGCAGGGCGCTCTTACGAAGCCCTATATCCCCTATGGGTACACCCAGAACCCTACAACGGGCGTAGTTGAGAAGGCGGTTGACCCCACTACCGGCCAGCCTGTTAGCGCGCAGCGTATTGCTGATTTTACTCCCGAGCAGCAGACTGTCCAGCGTGAGGCTCTTGGTCTTCGGGGTCCGGGCGAGTTTAACACTGCTCAGAATCTGGCTACTACGGCAGGACTTGGGGCGCTCTCCGCTGGCCAATATAACCCGGGTCAGTTCCGCGCACAGCAGATCGGCATGCCGCAGCTTCGTGACCTTGGCATGGGCGGTCCAGAGCTTGTGCAGGTCGGCCAGTTTGACGCACCCCAGATGGGTGCTGCCCAGACCGGCTTCCGCCCCGACATTCAAGCCTTCCAGATGGAGGGTGCCCGAGACGTTGGCGCACAGGGCGTATTCGCCCCCACGATGGAAGCAGCCCGCACCTCTTATGGCGAGCAGCCGCTTGAGCAGTTCCGCATGGCAGCACCGCAGCAGTTCGGTGTCCGTGAAGCCCAGCAGTACATGTCGCCGTTTATCAGCGCGGCGCTTGAGCCGCAGATGCGCGAGGCGATCACCAGTGCACGGCGCGGTCAGGTAGCCCAAGACCTTGGTGCCGCACGGCAGGGGACTTATGGCGGCAGCCGCCAGCTTCTAGCCTCCATGGAGCGTGAGCGTAACCTTGGGCAGCAGCTCGGGGATATTCAGGCGCGTGGTATGCAGAGCGCCTTCGAGAGTGCACAGGCCCAGTTCGAACGCGACCGCGCAGCGGGTATGACCGCTGGTCAGCAGAACCTCGAAGCTGCGCTTCGGCAGCAGCAGCTTGGCACCCAGACGGGTCTCCAGTCGGCACTGGCGAACCTGTCGAACGAGCAGCAGGCTCGGGTCAACAACCAAGCGATGCAGTTCCAAGCTCAGGGCATGAACGCCGAGCAGGCGATGCGTGCTGCCTTGGCCAATCAGGGTGTGGACGTCACGCGGGGGCAGGCCAACCTTCAGGCGCGTATGCAGGCGCAGCAGCTTGGGGCACAGACCGGCGCTCAGCTGGCTCTGGCAAACCTCGACGCCGCCTCGCAGGCCAATGTGCAGAACCTAGCAGCGCGGCTCCAGACGCAGGGGCTCAGTGCCGAGCAGGCGATGCGCGCAGCTCTGGCCAACCAGCAGGCGCAGCTCACCACGGGTCAGCAGAATCTTCAGGCTGCGCTTGAAACGCAGCGCCTTGGGGCACAGACGGGCCTTGAAGCCCTCCGGGCCAACCAGCAGGCGGACCTTGAGCGTCAGCGTATGCGAGAGCAGTCGCGCCAGTTTGGTGCGCAGCAGGCGTTGTCTGGCTTTGGGCAGGCAGGGCAGACGGCACAGACCCTCGCCAATCTTGGTGCAGTGCGGCAGCAGCAGGACCTTGCGCGCCTTGGCTTCCAGCAGCAGACGGCAGCGCAGAACCAAGCGCTTAACCAGCAGTTCCTCGACATGGCGTATCAGGACTTCCTGCGCGAGCGCGACTACCCGCTGGAGATGCTCCAGCAGTACAGCAGCCTACTTCGTGGCGTTCCGGTCGAACTGAACACGACGAGGACGACCTATGCCCCGACCCCGGGGATTGCGCAGCAGCTTCTTGGTAGCGGCCTCAGTGCCGCCAGTATCTACAATATGATGGGGGGAAGGTAAGCTACAATGGAAACCAAGCCCTATAGCCTCCAGTCCCCGGAGCAGATCGCCAAGGACTATGGCGGTAACAAGCAGCGCATTGCCGAGGCGATGCAGCTTGGGATCATCGACCCGACTGCGGGTACGATGGCGGGTATGTTCATCGACCGGATGCGCATGGCGCAGCAGCAGGAGGCGGCTCCCCAGCAGACGGTTGCGCAGCAGGTCTTTACTCCGCCCGCGCCTCCGATGGGCGCGATGCCTCCCGCTGGTCTTGGTGCTACTCCGCAAGCCGCAGCTATGCCCCCGATGCCGGGCGGCGCTCCGATGATGGCTCCGCCTGCACCTCCGCCTCCGCCCGCGCCTCCGATGGGCGTTCCGGGTATGGCTGCTGGTGGCCTCACCACGCTCCCGCTTCCTGACGATATGTTCAACGAGCCCGATGTCGGTGGCTACGCTGCTGGTGGTATTGTTGCGTTTCAGGCAGGTGGCGGAGTTGATGATGAGGAGGGGATAACCGCCCCCGCACCCGGGTTCCCCAGCAGGGACACCATTGCTGCTGGCCGGAAAGCAGCCGAATCCGAGCCGCCCGAGCCTAAGGTGATCGCTGCGCCGGGTATAGATTTCCCGAACATGACCGAACTTGGCGGCTACTACTCGGATGCAGGCTCTAACCTGCGCCAGATGAATGAGTTGAGTCCGTACAACACGGCAGCGGCGGAAGAGTATGTCGCTTCTCTCCGAGAGCAGCTCAGCCCCGAGGCGCGGCGCGCACGCCAGCAGGAAGACATGTGGTCTATGCTGGGCCAGATCGGTGCGCGCATGGCGTCCACCCCGGGTTCGCTGCTCCAAGCCGTTAGTGCAGGTCTGGGTGAAGCCGTACCAACCACCGCCGCAGCTGCGCGTGAGCGTCGTGCGGAAGAGCGCCAACTGAGGGAGTCGATCCTTGGTGAAGAGCGCACGGGCAACCGTGAGCGGGCAGAGCGCTTTGCTGTAGCACGCGACATGCTGAACAGTTTCAACAGCCTTGATGAAGCCCGGAAGGACCGTTCGTTCAACGCACTCTTCCAGTCGCTTACTCTCAGGCAGCAGCGCGAGCTTGAGCTGGCGAAAATGGCTACGGACCGCGAACTAGGCCGTATGGGCCTTGCGGGCACTTTGGGATCGGCAAGAATCACCGCGACCGCCGGGTTGGAGCGTGAGCGTACGGCGCTAACAAACACCATTATCGGCCTGATAAACGAAGAAATTGCGCCGGGGGGTGCGCAGGAACTACCGTACATGGCTGCGGTCCGGAACGGAACTGTAGATGACTTCATAGCCAACCGTAGTGCTGTCTATAGTCGCATGTTCGGGGTTTCCTCCACCCCACGTCTGGGTATACCTACACCCCCAGCTGGTGCTGTACGTCCCCGCGAATAACTGGTAGAGCTTCTCCATGGCTAACAGAGCGTATGTAGTCCGGGTAGGCGATACCGAATATGACGTAGACGCTCCGGATGAGACTACGGCATGGCAGTGGGCGTACACGACCCACATGCAGCGGACTAGCGGGGTACAGCCTACCCCGACTCCGGCTCCGGCTCCGGCTCCGGCTCCGGCCCCAGCTCCGGCTCCGCGAAGTGCCCCTGAAGACGAAGGGATTTTCTCGACTTTGGGTCGCGCTGCGGCGCGTGGTGTCCCCACTATTCGGAGTGGGCTTGCACAGATTGTAGAAGACGCGCCGGAAATCGCTGCTTCGATCCTGCCCCTGCTGGGGGTTAACGCGCCTGTAGCGCGGGCTTTGGGTCGAGCTGCCGCCGAGTCAGAGACGTATAGGGGTGCGACTGAAGCCACCGTTGCTGCTCAGCGAAGGGCAGCAGAAGAGCGGCGAGCAGAACTTGGCCCGCGTCGGTTTGGCGGGTTCTTCGAAGAAGAGGGTTTTGGGCGGCTTGGCTCTTTGGCTGAGACCGTAGCCGAGAGCGCGCTACCGGTTGTTGCTGGTCTGGGCACGGGCCTTCTTACTCGCAGCCCAGTTGCAGCGGGCGCAGTTATGACGGGTGGTGCCGTCCCAATGACCTATGGCGGCATCCGTGAGCGCCAGCAGGGAGAGGGTATTGACGACGTCCAACGCGCTGTGGCCGGTACCGCTGCGTCTTCTGCACTGGATATTTTGACCGGTGTGGGTGGCCGTGTGCTTAGCAGCGCAGCTGTGGCGGCAGGGCGCGAGATGCTCGAAGGGGGGTTGCGTCAAGCAATTACGCGCACCATCCAGTCCGGTAGCTCTGAAGCCGGGACCGAAATGCTCCAGAACGTGATCGAGCAGGTGGCGGGGGGCAGCGACCCCACAACAAAGCAGGCCATGCTGGAGACGATGGAAGCCGGTCTTGCTGGCGCGCTGGCAGGTACAACATTTACTGCGACCGGGGAAGCTATCTCCGCGCCGTTCCGTCCGGGAGCCGACGGCTTCAGTATGGTCGAACGGCTACGCGTTACCCGCGACCCGGAGGTTCAGCAGGCAATTAGCGACGAACAGTTCCGGCTGTTCGAGGAAGAATCCAACGCGATAAAAGCAGCGAACCCGGGCATCAGTGATGCTGACCGCCTTGTTGCCATGGACGAAAATATAGTTCAGCGGGAGCGAACCGCACGGCAGAACGTGCTTGCCATGGTGCGCGAGCAACGGGCCGCTGCGGCCCAGCAGGCTGAGGTAGGCGAACTCAGCGACACCGACCCCGATGTCGTGCAGGCTTTCCGCAGCACGTTGGAAACCCTGTTTGCCGAAGTGGCCGAAGCTAACCCAAACGCGTCCCGCGAAGAGGTGCTTGCGCATATTAACAACTACGCCCCGCTGGTGCTAGAAGAAGCCAAGCAGCAGGTGGCTGCTGCGCGTGGAGGTGTAGGTGCAGGAACAACTAGAGCAGCTGCGCCGGGACCACGAGCAGATGATGCGGGACTTGCCGGACCTGTCGGCGGAGGAGCTGTCACAGGCGTTCCACCTGTTGGCGCTACCGAACTACCCGGAGCAGGTGTCGCCCCGGCTGGAGGCATTGTCGGCGGACGAGTGGGGCAGCCTGTCGCTGGCCTATCAGTTTCTGATGTTGGAGCTGGAGCACAGCCAAGTGCACTAGTAGAACCCACGGCTGCGCAGGTAAAAGCTACCGTTCCGGCCATCGAGCAGGCGTTCAAGGCCGCAGCTATAGACTTCGAAGACGCCTATGGGGTCAAGAAGCTCAACGCCGAGCAGAAGAAGCAGGCCGCACGCATCGTCATCCAGAGTCCAGAGGTTGACCCGTACGATGCTATTGGGTCCGTTCTAGAACGCGGTCAGCGCCTGCGTGGTGAGAAAGTTACGCCTACGCCTGCACCTGTTGCACCTGCATCTGTTGCACAGCCCACGGTTACCGAAGGGCCGATGCCGTCTATGCCGTCTATGCCGTCCATGCCTGCGCCTACCGCGCAACCGACGGTCGAAGAAGGGGCGGTGCCGCCGACTGGATCAGAAGCCGCAGCTGCGCCTACCACAGCAGTGGAAGAAGAGCTCACCGCCCGCGACCAAGAAGTCTCGGCGGAGATGCTGGCACCTGAGGTGCAAACCGAACCCACAGTGGCTGAGACGGCCACGATGGAGGGAATTGCACCGCCCGCCACGCGAACCATAAATGACTTGGCTGGTGCTGGCACCGTCAACCCCGAGAACACCAATGAGGTGCTGATCGGGGGCGGTGGAGTGCAGCTTACCCCTGTTGGGGAAGACATCCTCCAGCTTGATAGCCTGCGCGCTGTTGAGCGTGGTGGTGGCCGCAAGGCCATGGAGCAGCTTACCAAGGCTGCTGATGCCAACGGCACCGCAATCCAGCTTAGCCCTGAGCCGTTCGCGGCCCCGGGCGGTAAGGAAATGTCGCCCGCCGAGCTTACCGAATGGTATAAGGGCTTCGGCTTCCAAGAGCAGCCTGATGGCAGCATGGTACGTCCGGCAGCTACTCCCCCTTCTACTATCACGCCGCCTGCGGCTCTTTCTCCCCAACAGATCGTTGAGCAGATCGACCAGTTTGCTCGCGGCGAGGCAGAAGACCGTGGTTTCGACCCGGATATGTTCACCGAGGGTGCGCGGGATGCTGCGCGTGGTGTCGAGCCACTTTCCGACACCTCGATCCTCGAAGGCCAAGGGGCGGAGGCGCTCGACGCCTATAAGGCTGGCATCCAGTTTGGACGCGACCGCGTTGCCGATATGCAGGCTGCACCCGAGACCGGCGGCACTGAACCGCCAACCGATGCGAACGTAGATGCAGCAGTTTCGGTCAAGCTGACCAAGGCGCAGATCAGACGCGCTGAGGAGGCCGCTGGTATCCGTCGGAAAAATCTGAGCGCGATGCAGAAGCGGATTGTTCAGAGCCGTACCCCTACGGAGACGATGGGTCTGGTGGGCAGGCTGATGCTCATTGCGAAAAACCCGGACAAAGACGTCAACGTCCTGACGAGCCTTTACAATATGATCCAGCCCGGGGTCCTCTCGATGGTTCTGGGGTTCCAGCAGACCGTTGACGTGGTTCGCCTCGGGACACGCGCCGGGATGGCCAACCCTGCACGCATCAACGACATGATTCAGGACGAGTACGTACCCTACGTCAACCGGCTGTTGCAGAGGGCTTCGCGTCTGTCCGAGAAGTGGGGCGACTTTGTCGCGGACGCACCAAAGGGTGCAGACGCCATGGCTGAGCTCATGATCTTCTCCAACATGGTTGATGCCGACCCGTCGCGGGCTCCGGACCCCGTTGCCTACTTGGCGATTGACCCGAAGTTTCAGGACCTCACTGCGCGCTACGCCGCCGAAACGGACCCTAAGAAGAAGAGCAGCCTCAAGGGGCAGCTTACCGAGCGCCGTGGGGAAATCACGCGGCTCTACTTTGGTGGCGCTACCCAAGACCCCAACGGCAACCCGATGGTCGTTAAGGGGTGGAAGGACGTACCACCCAAGGGCAAGGAGATTTTCCGCGAAGCCCGTGACCACTACCGGAAGGACTTCGAGGAGCACTACCGTCTGCTCGTGCAGCGGATTGATGACGGCGGCTTCGAGGCAGAGACCGCTGCGCGGCTCAAGAAGTCTGTGGACGATATGTTCGCTGAGGCGATGCAGCGTGCGATCTACTTCCCACTGAAGCGTTTCGGTGAGCACTGGGTGTCAATCGGCAAAGGTGCGTCCAGAGAGTTCCACATGTTCGAGGGCTTCTTGGAGCGGGAGGCATTTCTTGCGCAGCGTAAGTTGAGTGGGGACACGCGCCCGGTTAGCGTTGGTTTTGGACGCGACAGCCTCCGTAGTCTGCGCGGGGAAGTTTCGGACGTCAGCGAAGCACTCAAGAGCATCCTCGACATCATCGACAAGGGTGGGGCGACTGACCCTGAGCTGCTCAAGGACAGCGTCTTCCAGATGTACCTATCGTCGTTGCCCGAAGCAGATATGCGGCGGAACTTCATCCATCGGCAATTCACGACTGGTTTCAGCACCGATGCGCTGCGTACCTTTGCTGTGACGGCGGTTGCGTCTGCCAATCAGCTGGGCCGACTGGCGTACAGTGGGAAACTTCAGAACCTCATCGACCAGTCCTACGCTGAGACTGAGTTCAACCCGTCCAAGCCCCGGCTCGATGCAATCACCAGAGAGATGGAGAACCGCGTCAGACTTACCCTGTCGGGTGACCCGGAAGGGGCTGCGGCGCGGTTCGCTGATGGTGTCGCCAAGGGCACCTTCTTGTTCCTGCTCTCCTCCGTCAAGTCGGCCTTCATGAACTTGACCCAGCTCCATCTTACCGGTTTCCCGGTGCTGACGGCTGAGTTTGGGGAAGCAGCTACTACCGCAATGGCTGCGCGCTACACCGGCCAGCTACTGACTGGGCGGCGCATTGCCTACGCCGTGCGCGACGAGAACGGGGACGTAAAGCCTCACTCCCCTCGGTTCACCGCAGAGGACAGCCCCTATATCCGGGGACTGCGCGAAACTGACCCTGATCGCTACGCGGAGCTACAGAAGGCGTGGCTCCACGCAGAGGAACGTGAGGTTACCCAGAGCACCTTCACTTCGGCGCAGAACATCTACGAAAGCGGCATGGAGCCCAGCGGCACGCTTAGTTTCACACAGGCCGTTCGGGCTGGCAACACGAGCGAAGCCGTTAAGCGTGCGACGGAAAACACCATCGACGGTATGGGGGCGCTTTTCCACCACGCCGAGCGCATCGGGCGCGAGATCATGTACATGTCGGCCTTTGAGCTGGCCTACGACCGTGGGTTGAAGGAGGGTAAAACTCCCGAACAGGCGGGGGAAGAAGCGCGTGCGTTGGCCGTTAAGCTGACCAATGAGGGCATGTTCGACTTCTCCAACTGGAATAAGTCGCGGTACTCCAAAGCCCCCGTCGGGCGGGTGGCTCTCCAGATGCGTGCGTACTCCTTCCAGATGACGTCGCTCTTGGCTCGCAGCGCGTACAACCTAATCATGGCTCCCCCGACCAAAGAGGGCAAGCTGGCTGCTGCGCGAGTCTTCATGGGTATCGGCGCTATGACCACACTCTACGCCGGGGTTCGGGCTTCGCAGTTCGCCATATTGGGTATGCTGGCCTACGGCATCTATGAGTTCGTCATGGGCCTTGTACCCGACGACGTCGATGAAGAGGAAGAGATCGAGACGGGCGTCCTGTCTACCGAGACCATCGACCGCGAGTTCAGGAAGTACGCCGACGAGCAGGGCCGTGAGCTGTCCATGAAGGATATGGACTACTACATCCGGACGTCTTGGATTCCCGAGACCTTCGCAGGTGGTATTCAGGACGTATTCGGGCTGAGCGACGAAAACACCGCCAAGCTGGCGCTCGCCGCTGACATCGGGCTCCCTTCCCTGTTCGGCGTGGACATCTCTAACTCAATCGCGCTCACCAGCCTCTGGCACCCGGTCGATACCCGGGCGGACACGCCCGAGGCGCGGTTCTATGAGGGTCTGGGTCGCACTCTGCTTGGCCCTTCGGGCGCGTTCCCCACCGCTGCGTTCAAGGTGTGGGATGAAATCAACAAGGGTAATGTGGGCCGGGCTATCGAAGCCGGGATGCCCGCGTTCCTGCGCGGGTACGTCAAGTCCGAGCGTCTCCAAGAAGAGGGTCTGCGGATTGGGAAGAACAACGACATCATCCTCCGTGACCCCAGCTTCTACGACACCTACACCCTGATGATGCAGTCGATGGGCTTCGCTGAAGCCGTGTCGTCACGCGAGATGCAGCTCTCCATTGCTGCGACCGACATCGAACGCGCCGTGGAACAGGAGAAAACCGACCTGCTGGATAGGCGGTATCGGGCTACCCTCGACAATAGGGAGAACCCAACTGATGAGACTGCCCGGGCGCTTCGTGAGGTCATCCGCGACATCCGAATTTACAACCTCAACTACCCCTCCAACGCTATAACTGCGGACACCCTGCGGCGCTCGTTCCAGCAAAAGCGGCGTGAAGCAGTCGAACGGTCTGGGGGTATGGGGTATAACCCACGCATCCCGGTGCGCTTGCCGCTGGTGGAAGAGCGTAGGGAAGAGCAGTTGCGAGAAATGGCGCGGGAAGCGGAGTAGGAATAGAAAAACCCCCGGCTGAGTGAGGCAGCCGGGGGTTGGGAGGGATGTGATGCACATCGTGGAAGGAGCAAACTTCCGGGGGCGGGTATAGTCAGATTCGCCAGACCCGTAAACCCCTTATGCCATCTTCTATGACATATTTGACCAAGACCTTGAGGCGCAGCCGCCCCACAACCACCATAAGTTGTGTTTTGGCCCGGTCCTGATCGAGGCAGGGGAAGAAGAGCGATGTGCCCTTTTTGAAGGCCCGCCAGTTGACGTCATAGATAACGCCCTCAAGCATCATCGGCGGGCGCTTCCTTGGTGTAGTTCTCGACGTCCACGAAATCCTCGTCCAGCTTGAACCAGAGGCAGTGGATGTTGTCCCCCGAGACCGACATACCCTTGGAGAGACGCTTGCCCCCGCGCCTCACCAGACGCCCCTGCTTCTCCAGCCGGTCGAGGGTCTGGCCGTAGTTGATCTGGAACTTGACGCAGTACTCCTTGAACTGCTTGGCGATCACGAACATCAGCTTCGTGTCCGGCTCGATGCGGATGAGCAACTCACCCTTTGGTTCGCGCACAGGAGCCGAAGGCAGGTTGGTGCGCCGGTCCACCTCGTCATTGACGACGAGGATGTTCTGCATATGCCGATAGAGGTAGTCACCGATGACCTGCTCCGGACCATCAAGGGGCGCTTCCGTCTCGACCCGCAGCCGTTCGATCAGCCCGCACGACCAGTTGTAGATGCGCGCCATATCCCAATCAATCAGCTCGCACTGCTTGGCGAAGAGGCCACCCTGAAGGTTGGAAGCAACCGTGGCCGACCAGAACCGCTCCTTGGGCAGAAGGTCCAGCTCCCGGTCGATCTTGGCTTGCATGGCGAGGCACTGCGCCTCAGCGTACTCCAGATGGTTGAGCAGGTGGCGGATGTAGATCGGCCCCGCGTGCCCATAGTTGGAGAACAGGACCTGATCGAACAGGTGTTTGGCATGGGCCGTATTGATCGCGTCCACGAGCCCGATGGGGTACTCGATCAGGCGCATCAGCTCGCCCTCAGGATTGTTCTTCAGCACCGACAGCTTCTCAGCGAACGACGCGTTCGAGGTCGAGACCGTGATGCTCTGCCACGTGGTGTTGTTCTCGCGCAGCTCGTTGGAGCCCGCCATCATGCGCTCCTTCCCCTTGCCGTTGGCCAAGATGTAGAGGAGGTCTGAATATTCCTGCGGGGAAGCGTTGGTGAGCTCGTCCATGGTGGGGGGCAGATTGTTCAAGACGCCGACCCACTGGAGCCGCCCGTTCATGGTGTCCATCTCTTTGAGGCGCAGCTCCTTCGGGTGCCCGTAGACGCTGTTGACCATATTGAGGATGGTGGTCTTGCCCGTGCCGGAGCGCGGGTTGAACAGGTTGATGATGGCCCCGGTCTGGTTGAAGAACTTGAGCAGCGGCGAGCCGAACGCGCTGAGCGCAGCGAACGCCTGTGCTTCCATGCCCTCTTGCCCGAACAGGCTCCACACTTCCTTCCAGTTGTCGAGGGACCCCTTGGGGCCGATGAATTTGGCCAGCTTGCTGGTGGCCTTAGAGGGAGGGGAGTAGATGTTACCTTCGACGGTGATTTCCTGATCGCCAAGGACGAACCGGCTGTTGCCGTCCACCCAGCCAAACTGCTGTCTCATGATCTCTGCCTTCTGCTTGTCCTGTAGTTGCTCTGCTGACTTGAAGACGTAATCCATCAAAATCTCGAACTTCTTGCCGTAGCTGTAGACCCCGTTGGCGGAGAGCAGCTTCCGAAGCTCATCCTTCTGGGTGACCTTCGACATGGGAACCGAGAATTCACGGATGCCATCCTGTGGTAGATGCACCCGCATAAACGCTGAGTCCCCGTCATTCGGGTCGTACATCCGCTTCACGATGTAGAAGTCGTTGGCGTAGACCATGATGGGCTCCGCCTCTTCGCCGTTCTCCATCTTCGCGCCCTTGCGCCACACGCCGCCATCCTCGCCCCGGTAGAAGGGGAAGGGGAACTTGGGGATGTCGATGTGCTCGACCACACCCGGCTCGACCTCGACCTTGAGGAAGTCCTCGCTGGACTCCTTGACCACCTTACCCAGCTCCTTGGGTCCCACGATCTTGTCGAAGTGGGGGCAGCCATCGCACAGGCTGGGGTCCACGCTGCGGAACTTGGCGCAGCTAGTCGCCTTCCGGATGGTGGCTACCTTCTTGTCCACGGTCTCCGGGTCGTAGTCCGGATGGCCATTAGACATCATGTGCACCGCTGTGTCGGCGTCCTCGCACATGGCAGCCACCGAGAGCGCATAGAACCACTCGTAGTAGCTGATGCTGGCCCGGTTGGTGTACGCGTGTAGGAGCTGGTTACAGCCGTCCCCCTTGGCGGTGCGGGTCATGATGCGCTTGAAGTTGTAGCCCACCCCGCTCATCATCGCCTTCTGGCGCGGGGTCATCTCGAAGTTGTCGTCAAAGATCGACGACTGCTTCTTGACCCCAAGGACTGAGCGCATCTCCTCAATGGTCGTCACGTCCCCAACATGGAGAAACTCGACCGGGCGTGGCTCTTCTTCCTTGAAGTTGAACGTGCCGGGGACGCGCAGGATGCGCGCCACTTCGAACACAGCGTTATCGACGTAGAAGTTCTGGGCGCGGCACACGTCTTTGAAACGCTCAGCCACGGCCTCCCAGTCGCGCCGGGAGACTTCCTGCTCCAACGGCCAGTAGGCATGGATGCCACCGCCAGAGCTTACTAGGGTAGGGGGAGGGAGACCGACGGTTTTGCAGAAGGTCATCAGGGCGCGCAGCCCCGCCTTCTGGTCCACGTAGCCATCGGGTCGGCCAGTCTTCGGATTGGGTTCGGCCTTGCTCGGGCCGCAGTCCACATCGAGCCAGAACGCCTTGAGACCAAGGACGTTCTCCTTCTTGCGGTTATCCCCCGTCCTGTACTTCGCCACCCCGAAGAACACGTTGCGCCCCGCTCGGACGTACTGCTCGATGAGGGCATCTGCCTCTTCTCGCGTAGCCACAAGCTCCTGACGAACGTCGGCGCTCTTTCCCGTACCCTTGATACCCGTGATGGCGAACCAGCCTTCCGCTGGCTGCACTAGGGTCAAGAGGTCAGGTTGTTGCATCACATCACTCACCAATGCGGGAAACCCCGCTCATTATCTATTTTTTGCGAAAGCCTCAGTCGAGGGTAGTCAGGTAGGCCCGGATTGCATCGCAGGTTTTACCCCTTGGCTCCCTCACCCCAAGGAACCAGCTATACACCGTTTGACGTGTGACCCCAAAGGTCTCCGAGATTTTGGAGACCGGGATGTCCCGGGCGAGACACGCTCGCCCGAGTTGCACCCCAAGAAGGTTACCGTCGGCCCCCTTAACAGCCTCGGCTACCCGGATACTGTAGCCGCGCATACTCAGTCCTCATCCTCGTTATCAAGCCATTCGCTGAGGACCGAAGCCAGTTCCGGCTTCACCTCGGCAGTCGCCTTGGGCTTAGCGGCCCGCTTGACCGGGGTGGCTTCCACCTCTTCCTCATCGTCATCACCGAACGGGTTGGCCGGTGCGGCAGCAGGAGCAGCCTCGATGGCCAGCGGCTTCTGGGCGGCAGGAGCCTTGGCACCATCCACGGCCCCCACGGTCAGCTTGGTATACCGCTCGGTCTCGGGGTCATCCTGCGCGGCGTCCACAAGTCCGGCTTCTACCTCGGTCAGGTGGCGGATAGGCTTGAACCCCACCTTGATGGTGTCGGCGTCTTCGTCGTAGATGATGCGGGTCACGACCGTGTCCAGCGCTTCGTTGCTGGCGAGGAGGAACTTCTTGTAGCCCTCGAAGCC